GCCGATCAGGCAAGAACTGATCGCAGCAGCGAGGGACCTCAAGGATGGAAAATCATCAATCGGAGAAGCTTCGGAGCGAATTGTCGCTGCCCTCCGGCAGCAGGCTGAAGCACATGGCGCTGATCGGGCTGGCGCTGTCGGACAGCCTGAGCAGGCCAAAGAGTTTGCGCAAAGAGAGTTCGCCAAGACGGAAGACTTCGAAGGATACCCCGTCGAAAAAGGCGACTTAAGCCATGACCTCCACGACGAATGGAAGCAGGCCGAAAAAGACCTGAAGGAGGATGGCGAGGAGATTCCCGCGTCTCCCGCCCTCCGGCTCGCCCTGAAGAAGTTCGACGATCTGATCAAGCACAACGACGCTGGTCATGTGATCATGCCGGACCAGATCCCGGGCGTGATCGCAGCGTTGGAGAAGGCCAAGGCCGACATCGCGGCGAAGTTCGAAACGGGCGGCAAGGCCACGGCGAAGTCCCTCAGCGGCAAGGTGCTGGAATCGAGCATCGACAATGAGATTGCCGCGCTCCGCAATGCAGATAAAGACCTTCATGCATTTTTTGCGGAGGAAGGAGCCAAGTTCGAGCCCGGAGCCGAAGGCAAGCCACAAGGCCTCATCCCCGGCGTCGCGCCGGTCACCCAGCGAGACCTGATCCAGGCGGCGGCGAACAAGCCGCTGGCGCCGAAGAAGGCGCAGAAGGCCGCGGACTTCGGGCTATTCGGCTCGGAGAAGGACCAGAAAGAGTTGTTCCAGATCGCGCGCGGCACAATCACGATCGGCAAGGGCCGGCCGCTGATCAAGCTGCTGAAGGAGGCCAACTCCTCGACCTTCATCCACGAGACGGGCCACGAATGGCTTGAGCAGATGGTGAAGGATTCCGGCCATGCCGACGCGCCGGCGGTGATCCGCGATGACATGCAGACCATCCGGGATTGGCTGGGGGTCAAGGACGAGATCCAGACCAAGCATCACGAAAAGTTCGCGCGCGGGTTCGAACAGTATCTGCGCGAGGGCGTGGCGCCGTCGCAGGGCCTCGCCAAGGTGTTCGCCGACTTCCGCAATTGGCTGCTGACGATCTACCAGAGCCTGCGCGGGCTCGGGACCGAGATCAGCCCGGAGATCCGCGGTGTGTTCGACCGCATGCTCGAAATGGAGCCGCAGCGGACCGTCATTGCGCCGGAGCGGCTGCAGCCCGATCTATTGCACGACATCCACGAGGCGGAAGCGACGCACACCCCGCCGCACGAGGCCGAGCCGGCGATGGACCGCATCATCGCGGAGCGCGACCGGTACATTTCAGAACAGCCCCCGGAGATTCAGCGTGAGCTCGAAGCCGCAGCCAGCAAAGTCCAAATCGCAGAAGGTCCAGCCGGAGAAGCCCATGGCGCTCCCGGAGAAGCTTTCGCAAGCCCAGGCGGATCGGGACAAGTGGGCGAAGGTGGCGGCGGACCCGGATCTGAGCCCGGAGGCGGCGGCAGTGGCGCGGAACATGGCGCGCAGCAGCCAGGCGGCAGCGGTGCTGGGGCAGAAGGCGCAGCAGGCGCAAGGCCCGACACCAGATCCGAACTTGGCCGTGACCCTGGGACTGCCCTTGCCCCCGGGCCCGTCGACCTCTTTGGAACCCGGGACACCGCCTTCGTCGACAAATCCGGCCGGATTCTAATTGAAAAGCTGAACACGTCTGATGACGTGACGCGCGCATTGCTTGAGTCGGCCGCCGCGAATGATTCCTTCATCGGCGACCGCCGCGGCGTGGTGACCGATGGCCAAGTAATTGAGCTTGCGCACGAACTCGGCATGGATGGTGCTGAAAGGCTGGTGCGCGATCATGTCACCGGGCGGGCCTATAATGCGGAGCAAACTTGGGCACTTCGTGAATTGCTGAAGCAAGCCGGCGCTGAGATGCATGAAGCCGCTAAAAAGGCAGCTGACGGTAATCCTGCTGATATCTTGGCGTTCGCTGAGGCCAAGCAAAAAGTGAAATTGATCCATGCTACGGTTGCCGGTGCGCGGGCTGAAAGCGGGCGTGGGCAAAGAGCTTGGCGGAAAATGCCAGGAGACGCCACGGTCGAAGCCATGGCAAAATTTGCAACTGAGGAAACAGGTCAAACGCTCAACCAATTGTTGGTTGAGGCAAAATTGGCAGCTCAATACGACACGTCGGCAAAGATCAACAAGTTGGTGCGGGACCAGCGCTCAATCGGCGGGATGCTGCTCGAGATCTGGATCAACGGGCTGTTGTCTGGCCTATCGACGCATGCCACGAACGTCATCAGCAACACCGTGTTCATGGTCCAGCACTTCGGGCCGGAGCGACTGGTTGCCGGGCTGATCGGCGGCGCGGCGCGCGCGGCGGGGCGCGAGGGGCCGCATGTGACCGTCGGCGAGCTCGGCGCGATCGCGCGCGGCGCCAAGGAAGGGCTAGCGCCGGCGCTGCAGGCGACCGGAACGGCATTCCGCAAGGGCGCATCCACGCTGCTGCCGGGCGAGGAAGGCACGCCAGGCGGCCTGCTCGATGGAATGGCCCATGATGAGCTTTCACAGCGCGGCGTCTTGAACGAGAGCGCGACTTGGCATGACGTGGCATCGGGGGCGTTCGGCGCGATCCGCGGTAACCTGGATGCGATCGTGGCCGGAGGAGCGCTGGTAAAGGCCGGCGGGGCCAAGGGCGCCCCCCTATGGGAGCTGAAATATACCCCGGGTGGGCAGGTGCCGGACATCGGCATCAAGGGGATGACGGTCCCGGTCGGCAGCTTGGTCCGATCTCCCGGCCGGTTCCTATCGACCATGGACACGTTTTTCCGCTCGCTCAACTATGCCATGGCCAAAAGCGCGACGGCTTATCGGATGGCGACCGAGGAGGGCCTGACCGGGACCGCGTTTTCCGCGCGCGTGGCCGACATCCGGAACAACCCTACGGCCGAGGTGATGGAGGCGGCCAGGACCGAGGCGAGCAGCACCACGTTCATGGACCGCGGCGGCGAGTGGGTGCGGGCGCTGAATAGCCTGGTCAACAAGGAGGTGCATATCCCCGGTGTCGGCGACGTTAAGCCGCTGAAGTTCGTGATGCCGTTCACGAATGTCGTCTCCCGGATTCTGGATCAGTCGCTGGTGAAGCGCACGCCGCTTGGGATCGCATTCTCCCAGGAACTGCGGAACGATCTGCTTGGGAAGAACGGCAACGTCGCGCAGGAGACCGCGGCGGCGCGGATGCTGGTCGGCTCAACCCTGATGTTGGGCTTCGGCTCGCTGGCAGCGCAGGGCTTCATCACCGGCTCGGGCCCGAAGGACCCGAAGGAGGCCGCTGTCTGGCGCCTGACGCACCAACCGCACAGCGTCAAGATCGGGAGCATCTATTACGATATTGGCAAGCTGGGCCCGATGGGGCTGCTGGCGAGCATGGCGGCCGACCTGCATGAGGTGGAGCGGATCGGCAGCGAGGACGACGTCGCCAAGGCTGGCTCCTACTTAATGAATGCGATCGTGCAGAACGTGCTGGACCAGAGCGTGCTGCAGGGCCCGGCCGAACTGATCAAGGCGATTGAGACGCCGGAGCAATACGGCCCGCAATACATCAAGAGCTTCCTGTCCAGTTTCGTGCCGAACGCGATCAACAACTTCGCGAAGTCGCGCGACCCGTACATCCGGCAGACGTGGGGCGTGCTCGACGAGATCAAGAACCGACTGCCGGGCTATCGCGAGGAACTGCACCCGAAGATCGATCTGTGGGGACAGCCGGTGCCGACCAGGGAGGCGCTGGGCGGGACCGGCGTTACCGCAGTCTATATGCAGAAGGTGAACAGCGATCCTGTGAATATCACCATGTCGCAGCTCGGCATGAAAATGGGTCCGGTGGAGAAGAAGATTCGCAACGTGGAACTCGCGCCGCAGGAATATGAGGATTATGCGCGCGTCGCCGGCGTGATGACGAAACAGAACCTGGATCGCATGGTGTTGTCGCCATCGTGGGACGGGCTGCCGCCGGGCGCGAAGCAGCAGGCGGTCACCCACATCATCGAGACCTGCCGGGAGACTGCGCGCGGGATCATCATGGCGCGGTATCCTCACATCCCGCGCGAGGCGGCACAGCAGAAGGTCGACACGATTACCACGGGCAAGAAGAAATAGGCTCGGATTGACGCATAGTCAGAAGCGCCGTAGGCTTGCCACATTCCAACAGATGGAGGCGACTAATGTCGTGGCGGCTTGCTCAGGGACTGATTAAGCTTCGTGACCAGGTGAATGCGGAGTGGCCGAACCGGAGCAAGGATAGCGACGGGTCGATCGGAGACACTAGCCATTCGGCGCGCGAGTCAGACCACAATCCCGACGGCGCTGGCGTGGTGCACGCGATCGACATCACCCATGACCCGAAGAGCGGCTTCGACAGCTATGCCTTTGCTGACATGATTCTGGCGAAACAGGACCATCGGCTCAAATATGTGATCTCGAATCGCCGGATCGGATCTGGACCACGCGGCCCATCGGCGGGGGTGTGGCGCCCCTATCACGGCATCAACCCGCACAATCACCACGTCCACATCTCAATCAATCCCGGTGCGCTCGCCGATGAT